GACTCGCGTGCGCCCGTATCGGTCAGGTTCCTTTTGTGCCGTAGGAGCTCTCCCCATTGTTGGTGTCAACGGCTCTTGGCGTTTGATGAACACCGCAAGCGATGCAAGGATTTTTTCCTTGATTGACACGGTATTCATGAAATCTTCTGCATCTGCTACCCGTGATACCGCTACCGCCATTGGTGGCATTTCGCGAATTTGTGACGGCATTGTCTTTTGCCACACCGCTATCACATCGCTTGCCGCCATCCGTTTAGTACTGCCAAGGTCCCAACCATCCGGCGACAATTGCTTGATATGGTAAGCTAGAGGCTTGCCGTAAGCATTTACCTCTACGCCACCAATAATCGTAGCGCCTTGGCTTGCGTAACTATTCCAATAATCGCCGTCGAGGTCGCTAACCTCGCGTGCCTGCAATTGAAAGGGTATATTACCATCTCCGCCACGAACTTTGACGAATAACATACCGCCGTCAACCACCATGCGCCGTACTAGCATATTGCAAATCTCTAGGAAACTTTGACTGCCAGTGATGTCACAGTTAGCCGGCTTTTGCCACTCATCGAATAGCGCTTCAATCTGTGCATTTAGGTCTTCGTTGCCAGTATCGGCTTGGGGCAAGAATCCACTACCGACTACGTTACGGATGTAAGCACCGATGACAGAGTTCGCAATGTCGCTATTTCGTTCGAGATCACGAACCTTGCGCCGTATAATCTCACGGCTAGCACTGTTAATCTGCTCCGCATTACCGTCAATTGATACCCATCCTTCGTGCCTACGTTGAGGGCTTGCCCCATCGTAGCCATACCGAGCCATCATGTGATTTTCAGCAGCTCTTTTACTAAATATAGATAAGAAGCGCTCCCACAATGTCATGGGCTCCCTAATCTCTGTAGAATGTGGCAAGATATATTCCTCCTTCCGCATTCGCATATTTAAGGGCAAGGGCAAGTTCATGCTGTAACTGCCGTCGCTCACGATAGAGCAACATAAGGTCCGCACGTTTTAGCATGCGGTTTCCAATTCGGTACTCTTGCCCACCTTGTTCTACTTTCGAAATCGCATCATCTAATTGCTTGATGCGATTTCGTAACTGCTCAATCTCGTAGTCAAAATTGGCAGTCTCAAATGCTTCACTCATAACCAGTTATCTCCTTGATCTGGAATAAAATCCTTACCCTCTGTTGGCGGTGGATCACGTCTACCATTTTCACCCGGTGCCACATCGGCAGGCTTTTCTAAGTAGCGGACTTGCAATAAGTCGGCCGCGCAAGCTGCGTATACTTCGGCATCGAGGTAGTGATTGGCAGCATGTGCCGTCTTTGGCACCCACGATTCTACGCGTCTACCACCTTTCACGATATTCACCTTGTGTTCAGATGTGACCTGTTCTGCATAATCCATGTCGCATCCGTTGTAGACCATCCATGAACCTCGCCCCATAGGTCGACGCAAGTAGCTAGCTATCATATTCTTGTAGGCATCACCGTTAACTATGTACAAGGCTTGATTATGGGTCATCTTGCCTGGGCTATCGATACTGGAACGCTTGTATCGTCCGACTGATTGGGTCGATGCGCCTTTGACCGGCACCGCCCAACCACCACTCATTAGGCAGAAGTCATACACTTCGTCCGTGTTATATCCAGAGTCAACGCAACATAGGTTCACCTGCCAACGCAGTTCACCGTCTTCATCGGGCCAAAAGCGGTTCATAATCAGGTCAATCTCTGCGAACGACTCCGCCCATCCATGGGCGATGTTTTGGGATGTGAGGTTGTACCCCCACGCCCTGACCGTCCAATAGAATCCGTATTTCTGTACGTCGACCCCTGCGGTGAGTACTTGCGCCCATGACGGTACAACACCTTCAGGGATATCGGTTTGCTTTTCCAGCACGATACCGCTATCGAGTGTACTTGCTTTATCTTCCCACGGCTCACCGAGCCATGAGTTAACGAAGTTCATTAAACTTTCAGGGTCTTCTTTGGATGTTAAAAACTCCACGGCTACCTTTCCGAAAGTTAACCATGGAGAATATATTGAGTTGATGTGAAATGCCACTGACGCAGCTTTCCCTTGGACTGTATTGAGGGCTTTCCACTTACCCTGCTTGAGCATTTGTGGTTTGTGCCTATCATCAATCCGACCCTTGCAACTTTCACATTCGTAGTAGGCCTGATATCGTACCACCGTTGGATCTGATTCGCCGTTTTCATCTTTTGGCCATTTCAGTTGGGGGAACTTCAATACTTGCATCGCGCCACAATGTGGGCACGGTACCTCGAACTGATATCGCACGTCTGCAGATTCATAGGACTTGTAGATAGCTCCCGTCTTAATAGTCGGAGTAGATACTTTTACAATCTTTGCAATTGGCCAGTTCTTTGTACGTTCTTCTGCGAGCTTGATTGGATTTGCTTCTTTTCCGCTCCATAGAGGATACTTATCTATTTCGTCAAGTAATATGATAGGCACGGACCATGATGCCAATTCAGAAGGCGACCGCGCCGATGCAATCGATGCGAAACCGCCTAAGAATTTAATTAACTTAGGCTTTGACCGCATATCTACTTTCTTGCCAAAGGTATTCGTATTACTTCGGAACATCTTCTTGAGCCGTTCATCGGAGAAGTTGATACACAACTCATCATCTGGCAGTACATACATCACGCGTGAGGGCTTTTGGTCAATTGTGTATCCCAACATATTAATGAGTGCCTCCGAGCCACCTATCTGCGTGCACTTGAGTATAGTGATTTCGCGTATCTGTTCATCGCTGAACACATCCATAATGAAACGCATATAAGGCACTGTGGATGTATCCCACATGCCGGGACGGCTTGTTTCCTCGCTACTCATATTCCGGTAGGTATCCGCCCACTCCGAAACAGTTATTTTCTTTGGCGGTTCGAATAAGGAAAGGCTATCTGATAACACTTGCCTTAGATTATGACGTGCTTCCGCGCTATAACTTCGCTCTAGCAATTGCTTTCAACCCCTTTTCTATTTCTCTCTCTACCAAATCCGCCACATCGTAGGCGCATTCTGGGTACGTCGCATGTAAATCTTGTAATACCTTTTGCTTAATATTGAGCAAGCCAGTTTTGACAATCGAAAACAACTCCTGTACGTCCTGCCGTATGTCATCAATTGCCACATATTCACCGACCATATTCTTACGTTTTAACTCTTCCATGTCAGCACGAGCCTCACGGTAGCGAATATCTGCCTTTTGTTTCTTCGCTTCCAATCCTTCTGGAGCGTTATCTGTGCTGAATCTCCAATTCATGACCTCACGTAAGTTGTACCATCCCTTTTTAACTTTAGGACAGCCTTTCTTTGACCAGTCATTAATAGTGCGGACAGTGACCCCAAAAACAGCGGCAGTTACTTGCGCCGAAGCGATGACTTGTTCATTTTCAACGACGATTTCGTTTTTCTTCTGCACTGCCACTTGATCACCCCCTCCTAACTATCAATGCGGAATCAAAATTTGAACAAAAATTTGAGTGAGTTTTCGCGGTTCGAAGCTACCCGCATGGCGCCAACCCCTTGGGAAGTACCTTTCTCACTAACTCTCATTTAGCAATACCATTCTCAATTGCTTTCTTCCGTCCTTTTGTTCGAACTGTCAGCTGATGGCCCCCGTGCATGAGGGTAGTAGGTGCAGCGTATGACCGGCACACACCGTCAATGTGAATGTCATTCGCTTTACACCATCCCTTGCAGTTGTTAAGGCACTGCTTCTTATTACAATGCACGTTAGTCATACGTGCACCTCCTTTCTAGAATCTACTATGCTCCATGAAGTCCTCGTACTCTTCTTGCGTGAGTAAGTCTATTTCACCATGCAACCACAATACCCATGGTACAATCGGTATCGTCTTAATATTATCTAATGTTAAATTCAAACCCTCTTGCACTCTATGGAAGTGCCTAGGATTTGCCCTATGTTTCAAATACAAATGCATGTACTCAGGATTAAAATTAGGCTTTAATTGAATACACGCATAATGCGTAGGTACTTCACCAGTGGATTTCAGCAAACCTGTCTGCCCCCGCGTCGCCGACATCTGTATAACAATCGTCCCCGCGGGATACTGCTTTTTTGCTTTCGCTCTTTCGATTGTTGCAATATCTTTTAGTTGAGCATTGTATTCTGGCACATATGGCACTACTTTGGCTTCAGCACATTCAAACCGCTCATGATCCATTGACCCACCTGTTCTGAATATGACTGACTCCAGTGTATCTTCAATGTACTCAATTGGCTTATCTACGAAACTTTTAATACCAAACCAATTAGCCACCGTTTCACTTCTTGGCATTACATTAATTGAACTAAACGCTAAGAAGTCATCCTTCGCATTTTGGACGAGGTATATATTCTTTGCTGTCCGCTCCAACGTATCGCCATGAATGACAACGCAGTTCATTCCTCGCATCGCTAGGTTATGCAACAAGTACGGAATCGCATTGTCTGCGTACTCTTGTGCGATATATACGTAATCATGGGGGCGATAGTCAAATATATCCGTTCGAATACAATCGTTCCACCACTTTTGGATAATCAAAGACCCTGTTCCGGCTGTGATATCCCCCCCCGTGTAGTAGGACTTGCGCATTGATTCGGCACTGTTCTCTGTGAATCGTGCCAATAAAAAAGCAACCGACCCAGGTGTGTAATCCTGCTGGTTGCTCTTGCGCTCCGCCGCATACTCTTCAAAGTAGCTGCGGAATGTATCATGCTCCAATTGGCGACCCCAATCCGTTGCAATGATATTCCTATAAAATTTTTCTCGGCGCTCCCGATCGAACACCATCGCTTGAAGTTCTCGCTCAAACTCTGCATGTTGTCTCGCGCCTGTAAATTGATATAATTGTTCTTTAATTGTCAATTTATATCCCTCTGCATTCAACAAGAAATGACGTCCAGCTAATGACGTCATTTCTTGTTATGTTATATTTTATGAAAGTAGGTGCTTGTTAAACCTTTACACTACTATTATATCATTTCATTTTGCCAACTATGCCAACTCGTGCCAACTCTTCTTCAAATTTTTTTACGGCTATAGGATGTATTTTTTTTCTTAGCCATTCACGGCTTACTCCTATCATACTAGCAATGTCTCTCCAATTCTCATGGAATAGATATCGTTGCCTTATTACTATAGCATAGTTTTGATCTGGCATGCAATCTAAAATATCGTTGATGGTTTCTAAAAACTCATACAGTTCTTTTTGTAAGGCGATTAATTCTAATCGTCTTTTTTCTATTTGATGAATCCTATCTGCAATATCTGTTGGCATTCCACCGTCGACATGACATGCTGAATAATCAGTGGCTCGTAATCCATCTATTTGTGCTTTCATCTGTTGTAGTTGCTTATACACATAGTCGATGTCTCTATTTAAATTTTTAATCTTTGTCAGCATTTCCTGTATAGTCAACATATCACCTCGATTACTTCTTTACTCTCTAATAAAGTTGCCTTCCGCATCATATTGTATTCGGTAAGGACAATCCTCTGTTTCTTCATGTACCATTGGAACTGACATATTTATCAATGCACATTTTAATTCGCATGCATCATGATCAATACGTTCACATTTAATGCAGTTCGCTTCAAATGCCTTTTGCGCCAATGTTCTAACCCATTCATCTTCTTCACTCTCTTTTTCTTTACGAGTGAATACATTAGATGGCACCACCTCAATCGTTTTATCACGAATCAACCGCAACATTTGTGCCCTCTGATTATCATCTAAACTTTCCATGATTTCACCAAATAGCGTGTTGGCATGTGTGCTAATTGTCGATGCCTTTTGCTTTTGTGCCCCATCTAACTTTAGGCTTTCACTTATGTTTCTTGTTTCACTAGCCATTAGTGCTAGTATCAATAGATGGGTTTTGTTTTGCTTGTTTAAATATTTCAGCTTCATTCAATCAATCCCATGTTATTGCTTGACCATAATAATCATATAGTTCCCAATATTCATATTCACTTATCACTGGTCTTAGTTTTACCAATAAATCCCATGCTTTATCCATTAACACCTTGAACTTCTTATCATGTTTACCTTGCCAGTATTCCATCGTCAATGTGAGTTCATTGAGTTCCTCTTTTGCTTGTTTAATTTCTTCTTCCGTCATTTTTATACTCCAGTACTTCCAAACCTACCATGACCACGTTTTGTTCCAGATAATAATTTCACCTCTTCAAACTCTATCTTAGGAATTGGTAATATGATTCCTTGGGCGATTCTGTCGCCTTTTTTAATCAGTGTAGGGCAAATATCATTGTTTTCATATAGTGCATGAATAGTACCTCTGTAATCACTGTCAATTACTCCCACGCTATTGGCCATTCGCAAAGGTGTATTTTTTCCTATACTTGAACGAGGAAAGAGTAACATTACATGCCCCTCTGGCACTTCTAAGGCTACTCCTAAATCGATTGCCATTACTTCTAATCCTTTAATATCTACTTCCTCTGCACTGTAGAAGTCAAACGCCCCTGCTCCATCAGTTGCATATGTAGGGATTCTACCATTTTGATGTGTTCTCTGAATTTTTACTTTCATTTTTCCTCCTTTTAAGATTGTGATATCTTTTATTGCAACAGAGATTCGACAATCCCTTTACACTCAGATGACATACAGCGCAGCATAAGCAGTCGTCTCTTATTTTGATTATTTAAATATTTAATCGCCATTACTCTATCTCCCTGTCGCTTACTGTAAACAATTCAAGATGTAACTTTAATAGCTTTATACAAGCCGATAATCCATTCATAAAGTCTTCCGGTTCCACTAGAATATCTCGTTGCAAACTTTCAGAACTAGTGAGTTCTGCTTCTACTTGCTCTAGTAAGCACACCACACCGGCGATACGCATATCATTATCTATTTGGGACCGTTCTGAATCTAATATGTCAAGTAATACTGCTTTCGCCGCTTCTATTTCTATACGTAATTTTGATGTCGTCGCTGATAAATCTGCTATGTCTACCACGTTCGAATCTCTATACTGTAGACAGTAATTTGGTGGGAATTGTATGTGCTTAATTTCCCCCTTCATAGAATCCAATACATGAAATGACATACGAATAACCCAGTCAAATTGTTTATTTTTATATTCTCTTATCGTTGCTTTCACCATCGTTGTCAATAGTATTTTCATTCGTCCATCTCCTTAACTAGCTACTCCAAATACTTCATCGCTTTTTTTGCATCTTGTACCGCATCATCTTTTTTACCCAAGCGGTGTAGATACTTCATTGCGTTCCCTTTTAACCAGCCTTTAAATTCTTCTGGTGTCATGGTCGCTCGGATTACATCTACTGATTCAATATCCAGTCCTCTTAATTTATAGTGCTTTGGACTATTAATCATGTCTTCCGCTTCTTGTGTTTTCTTTGCTGGATAGCTTGCTAATACTTCACCCATTCTTGATGTTTTCATTTCATTACTCCTTTTGCAGCTTTTCTTATTTTGTACTGTTCTTTATTGTATTGTGATTCTCCTATTTTTCTACATTCTGGTGAGCAGAATCTACAACATCTATTGATTCCCAAAAACTCTGCTCCACATACATTACATGTGCATGGTGTGTTCTTTGCTTTCTTACGCTTAGGAGTATGATATGCCCGTTTTCTACTAGCTTCTTTCTCATCTTGTTTTTCTTCCTTTTTGTAGGCACGCTCTTTTATTTCCGCTTCAGTTAGTTCCTTTGGCCACCCTACACCTTTTGCACACGATCTGCACCGCATCATCGTATAGTTAGGCGGTGTGAATGTCTTATTACATCCCTGGCATTTCCTTTGCATGTTGATTCTCCCTTACTCTTCGTAATATTTCGTCATAACTTTCAATGATTACGTCAGCCACAATTTTGGCTTCATCTTCTGTCATCTCCACATCCTTGAATAACTCACTACAGTGTTTATTCCATAAGTAGCTAAACATTGGCAAGTTCATTAATACTGCTCCTATCTTCTATTCCATGCTTTAACCATTTGTAAATATTGCGGGCTATCTTCGAAGGATACCGTTACTCCACACAAGTCACATACCACCATGTTATGCTTCGTGCCTGTGCCTACTCCGACCACTGTGCGAACCCCCTTATTGTTGCAAAATGGACAAGGTTTCAAGCCGTCTTTATTTTTTTTCATCATATCTCCTAATTGACATCTTCAAATAGCTGCTCTTGTGCCCTTCGACCTTTAATGTACTCAATCGTTTCAAGGATCATAGTTTGAACTGCTTCTAATTCATTGTCGTCTATTCCTATCCAATCTGTTGTAAATTTAAATGTTTTCTCTTCTGTTATTGCTTTCCCATTGAATCGAATGTGCGATGGGATTCTAATCTCTTTTCCTTCCACCTTTGTTAAAATATGCTTTAATTCTAATTGTCTGAGTAATATATGTGCTCCTTTAAATACTGATGTCCCCGTAATGTCTTTGTGGTGATTATGGATAATCTTTTCTAAGTCTTCCCATGCATCATATAGGGACTGCCTGCCTTCTTCTTTAAGCCTCATGACATATCCACATCGAGTGCCTGTATCGCTATTCTTGATATACTCAAAGACCTGTGTTTCTCCTACAATTGAGATTTTTCTGATAATCATCTAATCACTCCTTTTTAGGCTTATAACTTTTGCATGTATCACATTTGGTGGCCAACACAACATGCATTCTGCCCACCATTACATTATGAATGTGGTGTGGGCATTCCATTGTAGTGCGTACGATGCCTTTTTCATTCATTCCATGGCTGTGGATGCACGTCTTGGCTTTCTTATGTTCCTTTTTTCGTCCCATACTTCCCCCTTAGAATGGTATTTCATCTCTACGTTCATCTGCGAATGAATCAAAGTTTCCGCTTCCATTTCCTTTATTATTGACAAATGGCGCCACCATGACATTCGATGCTTGCACATGCCAGGTGTAAATGGTCCGTCCATTCTTTTCGTATGATCCTGTGCGCAACTCTCCAGTTACTAGCACCGCATCACCTTTTACTAATGCCCCTAACTCTTCTGCCTGATTCCATGCGTTTACTGGAATATAGGCTACTATTTGTTTTTCTTCTGAAATTCTTTTATTGGTGGCCACCACAAATGCCGCTACTGGTTTCCCCGTTGTTGTATATCGCAATTCAGCACTTTTTACCAAATGCCCCGCAATCGTTACTTGGTTTACGTTTTCCATCTGTTCCTCCTTGGGTCAAGTTTAATTAATCGATAGAACCTGTACGGGTATCCTTCTAGGTTTACCCCTTCCACTAGGCTATCCTTATCTAAGTAATATCCATCTGGTACGTGAATATCATCACGCCACCGATTCGATGCCAAAGTTCTTGTACTTTCTTTTGGTTTCTCTAAATTCGTACTTGCGTACCACCTTCTTTTAAATACTTCCAGCTTTTCAGGATTCTCTGTTTTCGTTTCCTTTAACAAATACGATGCTAAAGCTGTGGCATCTTCTGCCTTGCCATGGTACACTCTCATGTCTACATATCCATGTGACCATATGTTTTCTATCATCTCCGTTGTCATAGGAAATGCGTTGTTTATTAGCATGTGAAAGTGTACCCTGTTCACACCTTCCACTACGTAGATATATTTTAGATTGGCACCATTCTTCTTATACAACCTCTGCATGCGCTTTATCATATTCTGCATATAGTGCTTTGCATCTTCAAATGTCACCTTTTCTTTAAATGTAAATGTCAAATACCAGTCCATTGGTACGAAATTTGTATCTATCAAAGCGCATAATTTTACCTCTGCCCGTTTGGCATTATATTTTTTTATTGCCTCTGGGCTTACATTTTCTTTTTTTCTTCTACCTTTTCCCTTAACGTAGGATCTACCCGTAAGATAATCCCATGTGAACTGCATATTTCTTGTTTTGATTATCTTTCTTTTACGCATAGTATTCCTTCATGTCTGACTTAATAATATATACTATCAAGTTATAAATAACGGCTTACTACCACTATTTATAGCTATTTTTGCAAACATATGGTATACTATATGTGAGTTGTTTTGTATGACCATATGTCTGCAAACGGATAGAGCACATGCGTGTGCTCTATTTTTTTATTTTAATTATCGTTTGTAAAATTTTTTGTATTTCTTTTGCATCGCCTCCATGTGCCCTGGTGTGATGACATTCCCAACATAGGCAGCATAAATTGTCTAAATCGTTTGTTCCACCAGCTGACCTTGGCACAATATGATGAATCTCTTGGTATGGTCTCATGCATAATATACACCTATCATCGTCTCTTTCACGCACTTGTTTTCGCATCCGATTCAATTCTTTTTCATACTCACTTCCTTTCTTTCCTCGTTTGGCTAATGGTGTGTACCGCTTCAATGGTGTTCTCACCTGTAATCCCTTACGTTGTCGCATTCCATTCCCTTCCTAGCTGAGCCTCTACTATACGTAGTTCCAGCTTTCTTACATTGATTGCCTCTTGTGCGTTGATGTATAGCACTTTGGCAATATCCCGTTCTTTTCGTAGTGTACTAATAACAGGATCCCCCAGCACGATATCGTTTATGACCGATACCGGTGTTTTCCTTTCCCTTTCACATAATACTAATTTTCCTTTGGCCACCTTGTAGGTGGCTTCTTTTTCTGCCAAGTCCATTCCTCGTTCTTTAGCAATCCGTAGGGCTTGGTTCATCCCTCTACGTAATTCATGTAATTCAATGAGTAAGTCGCTCATTGCTTTGGCATCCGAATTTTAATTACCTGCCCTGCATTAAGGGTGTCTTGGATTTTATTATCTTGTTTGATTTGATAGATTACCTGTTGTGCATTCACAGATTCACCCATTAAATCTTTCACTATTGACCACAATGTGTCACCTTCTTCTACCTGGTACATGATGGTAATCGTTTTCTTCTGTGTTTCTACAGGAGTGCTTTCACTAAATACTTGTACAGCTCCCATAATCAACACTAGCACGATAGCAATAGCTCCGATAATTCTACCCCATCGTGGTTTGAAATTATTGTTTTTCATTTTTATTCCCACCTTCTTTATATGTGCAATGTGTACTGCCCCTGGATGTATGTCTGTATCTGCAATGTTCACAATGCTCCATGCATATAGTTCCTTTGTGCATGGTACAATTCACATATGCACGTGTTTGTTTATTTTTTTTATCACAAATCTTGCATATCTTCTTCATTATTTCCACTCAATTTCCATCGGATATTACAGATATTGAAGCCTTTGGTCGAGTTTTTTAACTTTTTCATCTACTCCCCACCATTCCTTGAACTTATTCCAGTACACGTAATATGTATATGTTTTGCCATTCATCTGAACTGCATCACCCCATTCCCATTTGTTGGCACGTAAACCGCACCGAACGAATTGGGGTGATACGCCCATGATGTCAGCAATATGTGCTGGTGTTATCTTCATGCCGACTCTCCTTTAAGAGAATACCCATTTAACAATTTGCGCTGCTACAAATACAAAAGGGACAAATACTAACAGTGCAATTAATAATATTACAATTAACCCTATGATTATTTCTGCCAATTCCTTAGCCATAGTTACCTCCCAAACCATAAAATAAATAAACTTAGTACTATCAGCCCGACCACAGGCAATAGTGTGATTGTTGCGCCTATATTTTCTAGGCGTCTATTATGCTTGCGCTCTTCATCTTCTTGAAGGTGCTTGCCCTTGCGATTTTCTTGCTGTTGAATGTAAGCCAGCTGTTGCTCGACTTTCTTTTCAACTTCTAATTTCTGTTTGTGCTTGGCCATGATGTGGTACGGCTTTTGTTTCCGCACTCTTGCATTCTTATTTCTTCTTGGCACTATTTACCCGCCTCTCTTTGACAAAAGATTTCTCTATAATCTGCATACACACTTCTATAAGAATCAGGTAATTTTTCGTTTAGTAAAAAATTAAATGACTGAGCCGCTACTATATTAACCTCTAAAGTATCAAAGTAATGCTTTTTCCCATAATCCTTATAACACTCCACATCTAAGCGAGCTGCATTAATGTGACTATCACGCATATTTTTAATAAATTCCCGTTGATCATCACTAAGACTTGCAGCAAATTCTCTTCTATCCATTAATGCGTTCCTCCATCAAAGAAAGAAACTCATATCTGTCGTTAATAAAACGACATCTATCTGACTCTAATAAGTTAATAAAAGAATCGGTTATAACACATGTGATGCTACTAATCATCTGAGCATCCTTGACTGTTCTGACAAACTCGATTAAGTTACATTCTTGACCATGCTGTACCCAAATATCATAAAAATCATGGGCTACCTCCACAAACACATCGAGCCTTTCTTCTAAGTATTCTCTTTGCTCTTCTGTAAGAGATTTATAAAATTCATTGCTGTCCATAAATTAACTCCTTAAGCCTTAAATCTAACTCAAACTGTCCCAATAAAAAATACGCAGTTGCTTGGCCCCATTTATCCCAGAACAAATCATCATAATATGAGCGCAGATTAGGATTTATATTTGCCAACTGCTTATATTCAAGAGCTTTGTCCACTGCTTCCTTATGTCTAGCCTGCAACTCTTGGTTTTGCTCATCAGTTAGTTTTATTAGCATCCTAATTTATCCTTTATAAAATCATTTATTGGGAAGCCGCCTAGTTCAGCGTATACCCACCCTCTTTCAAGCTCTTGTCGTATACGTAATAAGCCTCGCTCTCATCATCGTATCCTTCTAGCCATAAGTATAAGTTCTTCTCTGCTTCCTTCGCTGACTTATTATGCAATTCATATAAGTACTGTTTTTGTTGCGAGGTTAATCCTGGCAGCATATTTCTACTCCTTATCAAATCTCAAAAACTCAAAAGTTGTATCAAATGAATACTCAGAAGCTTTCTCACTTAAATCGCTTGCATCACTTCCCGATAATAATCTAAACCAATTTGCCGCATAATATTTTTTCTCGAACTCAACTAATTCTCTTAAATTATTTTGAACATACTTATAACGCTCAAAATGCTTAATCGCCTCTTCTAACTGCTTTTCATAGCGTGCTTGCAAATATTCTCGCTGTTCTTTTGTTAACGTTCTTACGAACTCTTCATTTATCATCATGTTTACCCCCTTACAACAACTCATCAATGGTGCAATGAAGGTAATCTGCTACTGCCTTTACATTACCCACTTTTGGGTCGGATACCCTCCAATGGGATATGCTCCCTACTGAAAGTTTGGTAGCTCGCTCTAGTTTGGCAATACTGATGCCTTTCGCCTCGCACCGCTTTTTAATATTTTCGTATAAACTCATGCCTCACTCCTTCTTTTTCGCTGAAAGCATTCATTGACTTATGAACGTATTCAAGCATATAATCAAATTAAATAGGTTTTACTTGTATCATTTATATTCCCCAGTGAGGGGACTGAAACTCAACACCATTTACGATGCCCTCATAAGATATTTGCAGATCTTTAGAATACTATCCCCATTATGGGGACTGAAACATGTCGCATCCGTTGTAGACCATCCACTTAGAATTATCTCCCCATTACGGGGACGGAAACTATCTCACTCCTACTCTCATTTGGCACTTATTCCGAAGCCACTCGTTGAGCGACTCTAAGTGCACTAAACTCTTACCTTTTTTTGCGCCTATTTTCATGCTTGGGAAGTCGTATTCCTCGGACCAAGCTTGCATTTGGTCGTAGGACACAGAAGCTAAGTCTGCCGCTTCCTGTAACGTGATGCATATTTTGTTCATCCTTTTACCCCCGGCTTATGTTGAAAGTATGATCTAGCCACTAAGTATAAATTTAAGAGGATTTGTGCTGCACACAACTTCAAAAATTCTGGTGAGTCCCATGGCGTTATAACCGCCAATAGTGTGAATAATACCCACGCGATATCTTGAATGTAGTCCCAATATGGAGATATCAAGACATATATAGGTGCGCTTTTATTTTTTCCCGAATCCATACCTACCTCCTACACCCACTTTGTCGTGGGTCTTTCTCGAAGTTCCCTAATCCGTACAGCAAATTTGCCACTGTGATTGATGTTACGTAATCCTGCGCATGATCCTTTGAGCCTGTCGCAGTGGCCAATGCAAAGCTTTCTTCCGCTTGGTCTAGCGAGGTTAGATAGTACTGTTCTAAGTATCGATTTTGAATTTGTGTTAGTTCTTGGAGCATGTTGTATTCCTCCTTACATCTCGCAAAGTCTTTCATCTGGGTCAAAGTTCCCTAAAATCAGATAGGCTCTAGCTTTTGCCAATTCTTCCTCGCCCTTTTCAAAATATCTACGATTTCTAGTTTTTCCATGCTTTCTGTAGAATTCGATTGCATCAACAATTGCCTTTATGTGTAATGCCTCTAGGTATTCATTTTGTTCTTCTGTCAATCCTGGTAACATAGTTCCTCCTTCTGAAAGTCCGCTTCACCTATTTGCTTTATGAGTTAGATTTTTATTTTTAGTTAGCAAGTCAAGCATGCTTGACTTTCGAGCTAAAAAAAATAGTCCCTGGATCACTATTTAACGCATCTGCCAATGCAATTAATGTAGATACCTTTATATCAGATTTGCTATTATTTTCAATATCGATAATTGTCGCCCTGGAAATTCCAGCACGATTAGCAAGTTCTTGTTGCGTTAACTTTGCTTTTTCTCTAAATTCTTTTAATCTATTCAAAATATACCTCCTTTTAAATGTCAAGCATGCTTGACTATCTTCTTGTGCATAGTATACATCAATAAAAAAATGATGTCAAGCAGATTTGACACAAATTTCCCTCAATGGTAAACTGTAGTTGACATTAATATTTATAAAGGAGCCCACCATGAGACTGAGTCAACTATTAAAAGAATATAGAAGAGAACATAAACTCTCGCAACAACTTTTAGCCGATAAAATAGGTGTTTCAAAACAATACATATCAATGTTGGAAAATGAAAAAAACTCCAGAAGTGGAAACCCTATTGCTCCTTCAGTTGCTACTATGAAAAAAATTTCTGAAGGTCTTAATATACCAATTAATACGTTATTAACACAATTGGATGGTGATCAAGTTATTAATTTTACATCTAACAGTACCAATATGTCGTCCATTTCCAATAATATAAATTTTGCTAACAATAATGCAATCATAGATACTTGTCAGAATTACTCATCCTACACCTATATTCCTATTGGTGTTTCTGCTGGAACCTTAAAAACAATTGAGGGTCTTTCAGAATTACCAACCATCCAATTGCCAGATTGCATGATGGGAAACTATGCTGGCAATAACGATGTGTTTATTATGCATGTTAATGGGGATAGTATGAACCGATTATTCAATGATGGTGATTCAATTATGTGTACACCGCTTCCCTCTTTTTCTCATATAGAAAATGGTGATGTAGTAGTCGTCGAGCTTCATGGCGAATATACGGTAAAACATTTCTTTAACGATCAAACTAATAATCGCGTTATCCTTCGGCCTGATTCTACTAACCCTATTCATACGGATATAATTCTTTCCTATGAACAAGCTGAGGAATTGCAACTCATTGGTATTGTTGTCATGTGCTGTAAATATATTTAGCGATGTACTATCACTTACACCGCTAATCAACAAACTTTTCTTGCTGAAACCGCATCATTTTCTGATGATCAATATGATAAACTCTTTGACTATATTAATTTTCTTAAACTGTCTAAGTCTTATTAGATTCTATAGAACTGTATATAAAAATATCCCCTACTCTACCATTAGGGAGTAAGGGAAAATGTTATATAATTGCGTGCTAGTACGAATTTGTTGACTCCAACAAATTGTAAGTAAATCAAATTTCATAAATAAAGAATCCCCCACTCCACGGCAATGGGGGAAGGTAAATGTATTAATAAGGAGATAATATGGAAGCTACAAAATTCTTTTTATCAGATAATACCTATTTTAATATTGATTTTGTTTCCGACAGAAAATACTGGTTTGTTCGAACCAATGGCGGAGAATACTATACTGAATATTTTAATGAAGAATTTATCGCTGTTGGACTAAATGAGTTTAAAGATATAGATTTTATTACTAGGGCAGAAGCTGACCCTTCCTATAAAAGAGCTCTATATGAAAAAATTAAATCTCTCGTAACAGATGGCTCTGACAAAGTCGTTAAACCGGGATTGATTATCAGTCAATTGAAACGGTTTATGATTGAAATGTCAATAGGAGATATCGTATTAATCCCTAGTGAAAATTCACAGTATATATCTTTTGGTGAGATTATTAGTGGAGTTGAAGTCGTTGATGAGGCTCTCCTTGAAGATGATGCTTGCCCCTATACTAAGCGTAGAAATGTACGATGGATAAAAACCATAAAAAAAGAAAATCTTGACCCCTATCTTTTCAAGGCTATCTATTCACACCATATGATTACCGATGTGTCCGAAGCTGCACATTTTATAAACAGATCTTTGTCTAATATGTATGTTAAAGATGATAAAGCATATATAACTTTTAATGTAAAAACTACAAACTCAATACATCTGCAAGCTATCATACCCTTACTACACGGTTTTTTAGATATCGCAGAAAAAGCAGATTTTCCACCTGAAACTATTGAGGACCTAAAAAACATGGAGCTTAAGATTAATGTGCAGTCTCCAGGTCCCGTTGAGTATATAGGACCAATCCAAGTACTTGGTGTCATCCTACTCATATTGTTTCTTGTAAAATGGCACAGTGCTTCTGAAACTGCTAAAAAACAAGGTGGCGAAGTTGACCTTTCCATAGGCTTGAAAGGAATCTCACTTAAACAAAAGTTTGATCCTCCTTCCAATACTACCTACGAAGAGTTGGCTAAAAAAGTCGCAAATAACCCTAAGGCTATAGAGGCTCTAAAAGAATTTTCAAAAGCAATTGAAGATTTAGAAGTTCAAACACCAACAGAAAAAAGAGACTAATGATAGTCTCTTTGAATGCATCTAATTTCTATGAATTTATGCTGAATGTACATAGCTATTGCAAATGCTATAAAGGGGTTGATATAAACTCCGTGAATGTATATATTAAGCCCTGCTACATATACGCACGGTAAAAGTAATACATTTGTTATAAGGCAGATTATAAGCATTTTAAGAATAAATTCTAGCTGATATAACTTGCTCACTTTCACCACTCCAAACCTCATTTTTAACAATAGTTATACTCAAATAATACCTTACCTTCCTCTCAATCGTCAAGAAAATTTGGTCATATTAACCTATTTTTCACTTCTTTTTGCTTGACTTTATACCGTATATGCGGTATAATATAAGTGTAGAGAGGAGGTGAAACAATGAACAACGATTCGTCAATTACTGATTGGATTATCGCAATCTCAGCGTTAATACCATCAGTACTACTCTTAGAAAAGAGAATTAAAAAAGCCCTCAAGCGTCGACGAAAACACAATAAGGGCTAAATCCTAAAGGGGGAGGGAACTCCCTTCCCCACTTTTACTATACATGAAAGGAATAAAAAAATCAATGAAGAAGAAACTTTTCTATCAATGGCTCTCTTTACTTCCTATTATCTATTTATATTTACATACAACGGATACTTTTTTCACTATTGTACTGGCATGTATTACCGTCATTTGGGGTATCGCTACAGTATCTTTGTTTATTAAATAATATGATTCACATAGGAGAAATACAATGAATGTATTAGATGAAGTGTTAACACTGGAAGAAGCAGCTGAGGCGTGGGGAAAAACTACGGATTCACTTCGCCAAGCCTGTATTAGTCGCAACGGCAAGCCTGCACGCTTTCATATCGGAGTAGAGGCCCGCCAATCAAAACGCATTTGGTTAGTAACAAAATCAGGAATGGTTCGCCTGTACGGAGAACCACCTCAAGAACAATAAATAAAAAAAAATCCCCCACACTACTGCTGTAATGTGGGGGAACAGTACACACAATAGGAGCTATTTTTATGGCTAAAAGAAAAGACGGTAGGTACCAAGTAAGTACCACAATAAATGGAAAGCGACAATTCTTCTATGGGAGCACCAAGAAGGCTGCCACTAAGGCAATGGAGGATCATCTCGCCAAGCTCACCTGTGCGATCAATTACACGGCAGGGATTATACTATACCAATGGTCAGCGGAATGGCTCCGCATCAAGGAGTCAACAGTTGCTGCATCTACACTAGCGAGCTATAAGTATGTCATCAAGACCTACATACTCCCCTACTTAGGAAATATGCATCTCGATGCTATTACTACCCTCAATGTCAGAGCCTTACTGCGCACTTTGTCGGATAAGTCTGCACGTACACAATCCTACACCATCACGGTGTTAAGGATGATGTTAAAACTTGCCGTAGAGGAAGAACTCATCCATAAAAATGTAGCGGACTTTGTGAAGAAACCAAAAGCCCAAAAGGTGCGGGAAATGGTTACATTATCCAAGGCGCAAGTAGACCAATTCCTAGATGTTATTGCCGATGCAGAGCTACACACGATATTCCGCGTAGCATTCACGAGTGGATTACGTCGGTCAGAACTCTTGGGTCTTAGGTGGTCCGATGTAGATTTTAAGGCCGGTACTATATCGGTCAATCAAACCGTGCTCAACATCGAAGATAAGACAACGGTTGTGGCCAGTACAAAGAACAAATCATCAAAACGCACTATCTCCATGGATCCTGCCACAATGGCAGAACTCAAACAGCATAAGGTGAATGTGAGTAAGCGAAGACTGCAAACCTTGCACTGGGAAGACCACAACCTTGTGTTTCCAGGCAAGCGAGGGGGTGCACGGAATCCACAAAAGATAAGCAAGCATTGCCGTAGGTTCGCCAAGGCTATCGGAGTCGAAGGATTCTCGATGCACGGCACACGTCATACGCACGCCACTTTATTAATTGAAGCGGGGGTAAATTTTAAAGTAATCCAAATGCGGCTGGGCCATTCATCCTATCAAATGACGATGGATATATATTCACATCTTACTCCAGTCATGGAAGCGGATGTGAAAGAAAAGCTAGCGGCTATATTTTGA